ACATGAGCCATTTGCGAACTTCACGCGAGTAGAGAGCATGGGCATCACCACGACAGAAAAGGGATTGTTGGTGAGGATGACCGACAAGATGAGCCGGCTATCGACGTTCTGCCAGGAGGGGGAATTCAAGGTGACAGATGAAAGTTTGCGGGACACTATCCTAGACCTTATCAACTACGGAATACTTCTTTATGGATACACCATCAGCAAAGATCCAGAGCAAGGGACCAAATAGTCAGTCTTCAACGAACACACCTCTTCCTCATATCACTCAGAACCTACTGAGTTATCTCCAAGAGGCATATCAAGACAGCGTGCCCACGCCTGGCATGACTGATCGCGAGGTCTGGATGGAGGTAGGTAAGATCAGTGTTGTTCGCCACCTGGAGGACATCTACAAACAACAAAATGAAACGGAGTAAAAACTATGTGCTTTGGTGGATCTACCCCTGATATGCCTAAGATGCCTGAGCCGCCTAAGCCTCCCCCGCCTCCTACTAAACCCGCCATGATCCTGAAGAAGAAAAAGAAACCTGGCGACGGCGGCCGAGTTGCGGGAGACACATCCTCACTGAGGATTCCCAAGGGGATATCGGCACCCACTAAACGCTCTGGTTTATCGATTCCTACATATAGCTGATGGAAAACATACAAGGATCTTCCAGCAAGTCACTCTACGACAAGCTGGAAGAATTGCGGGCGCCCTTTCTGGACAGAGCCAGGGAGGTGGCCAAGCTGACCATCCCTTTCATCATGCCCCCATCAGGGCATAGTTCATCGACACCTCTAGAAACGCCATGGACAAGCATGGGATCAAGGGGGTGTAATAATTTAGCCAGCAAAATGCTCTTGACTCTCGTCCCGCCGTCGCCATTTTTCAGACTCTCGTTAGACAACCAAACTCTAGCTAACCTGGGCGACACTGGCGAGATGAGGCTGAAGATGGAGGCGGCTCTCATGGAAGCGGAGAAGGCTATCGTCCGCGAAATTGAGAAGGCCAGCATTCGGCCAGCGGTGTACGAAGCGTTCAGACATCTGATCATCGCTGGTAATTGCCTCATGTATCTTCCCGATGAGGGCGGCATAAGGATCTTCCACCTAGACCAATATTGCATCAAACGAGATCCGATGGGTAATGTCGAATCCATTGTCACAAAGGAGGTGATCTCCACATCTCAACTCAAACCCGAGTTGTTGGCAAAGATCCGGGCCGGTGAGGAGGATAAGGAGGGAACTGAATACGATGTCTACACCTGTATCCGAACTATGCCGAAGGAGAATGAGAAGGAGGAGGATAAGTTCGAGGTGTACCAGGAGGTCGCCGGCTTTGTCCTTGAGGAATCCATAGGCACCTATACCACTGACTCCAACCCCTACATCCCACTGAGATGGAACATCATCTCCGGGGAGAGTTACGGCCGCGGCCTGGGTGAGGAAGTGATCGGGGATTTGAAAACGAGTTCCGGGCTGGTGCGCAGCCTCGTTGAAGCCACGGCTGCCTCGGCTAAAGTGATGTTTCTGGTCAGCCCCAACGGTTCGACCAGGGCCAGGCAGTTGGCCGAGTGTGAGAATGGAGCGATAATTCAGGGCAATATGGCCGACGTGGGTGTTGTCCAGGTGCAGAAGCATGCGGACCTGAGAGTCTGCTTGGAAACAATCAGGCTCATAGGCACCAGGCTCCAGCACAACTTCCTGCTCACCCAGGGAATCCAGCGTGACGCCGAGCGAGTTACGGCGGCCGAGATAGATGTAATGAAACAGGAGTTGGACGCGGCGCTTGGCGGCACGTTCAGCCAACTGAGTCAGAGTTTCCAGTTGCCCCTGGTGAAGCGGATCATGTTCATAATGACCAAGAACGGGGCGCTCCCTTTGATGCCTGAAAAACTGATCGATCCTGTTATCACGACAGGACTCGAAAGCCTTGGCCGCACCCATGACTTGGCTAAACTAGACGCCTTCATCGGTGGTGTGTTACAGACCCTCGGCCCAGAGCTTGTGCATCAGTACGTTAATATTGGCGACTACCTCCAGCGGAGGGCTAGTGCCCTCGGCCTGAATACGCAAGGGCTTATCAAGTCAACCGAAGAAGTGCAGCAACAACAGCAACAGCAGCAGCAAATGGCACTCGCAGAGAAACTTGGTGGCCCAGCTATTGGTGCTATGTCACAGCAGGAGGTTAAGCGTATGGAACTAGAGTCTCAAGGCGAATCCGAAGCGGAGGCCGCATAAAGGAAACAAGCTATGGAACAAGTGGACATCAATGAAGACGTGGTGGTTGATCCTTCTACCCAACCCGTGGAAAATACTACGGCGGTTGTGGAAGACGATCAACCACTGAATCGCCCTGAGTGGTTGCCTGAAAAGTTTCAGTCTCCCGAAGCCATGGCAGAAGCCTACGAACAACTGGAGCGTCGGCTTTCCCAGGGTACGGAACCAATTGCCGAAACCGCGTCCATCGAAGATTTACAGGCGATAAGTAAGGGCGTCACCAGCGAGAGCCTTACTCAGTACACCCAGGAGTTTGTCGAGAAGGGCGAACTCAGCGAGGAATCGTATGCAGACTTGGCTTCCAAGGGCGTAGACAAGACAGCGGTGGACTCGTACATCAGTGGCCAGAGGGCGCTGATCGAACAGAGCCTACAAACCGTATACACAGAAGTAGGGAGCCAAGAAGCCTATGGCCAACTTATCGAGTGGGCGACCCGAAACCTGCCAGAAGCCGACATCAATACTTTCAATGAGTCCGTGCAGACCTTGAATCCTGACGGTACTCTCGATATGCAGAAGGCCATGTTCGCCATTCGTGGCTTGAAGGCCCAGCATTCGGCCGCCGAGGGTAAGCAACCTCAACTGCTCCAAGGAACCAGTGGAGCGGCTACAGGAAATGCATACAAATCTACCGCCCAGGTCATTGCTGCCATGCAAGACAAGCGGTATGAGGTAGACCCGGCATATCGCCAGGAGGTTCAGGACAAATTGGCTGTTAGCAGCGTCTTCTAGAAAGGACATTCCAATGCTTCAAGCAATCTTAAGTATCATCCCTGATTGGATCGAGGCGTTAAGTTTGTTGGTGGCGTCAGCGTCAGTGATCGCAGCCGCAACCACCACTCCAATAGATGACTCGTATGTCGCCAAGGCTTACAAGATCATCAACTTCTTAGCCATCAATTTTGGCAAAGCAAAGTCGTGAAGTCCCTGTGGCTGCCATTCCTCCTATCGGTTTGGGGATGTTCCAGCACAACGAAAATAGCAAACCTCGGAAATCAGATTCGGGCTAAAAGTCATTCAGGGCGTGAGCATCTAACCGAAGCCACGTCTTTATTTGTGGCCGACGAATCCCCCTTGCCAGCAATTGAAAAGGCTGACAAGGATTTTGTAACCATCGACTCGCTCGTTGGTGAGGTCCACCTGGCGGTCACTCGCGTTCAAGACGCGCTGCCCTGGTGGGTAACCCCACTTGTAGCGGTTGTGGTTTCATTATGTGTTCTTGTGTTTCTCATTTATTTTGGTGGACCCCTCAAGCGCCTGTTCCTTCTGGTGCTTCCGGTGCCCTCGCGCAAGCGGTCTGCGGCAAAGTTGATCTCCGAAGGCCAAGTAGATCAAGCCGTGGCGATCTTGCGAGAAGGCGACCCCCAATTTAATCGAGCGTACAAGAACGCAAATACAGCTAGAAAGCTGGCTCCAAAATGAGATCGGCCTGCTACGGCAGATAACCCATCGTCATCAGGATCACAGTGAGGCTGTAGTGTCCTTCACTACTCTTCATTCCTTTGACAAGGGTTACTACCATGGCTTATAATGCCACACTGGGCGCACCCGGAGCCGTTAACAGTACCGGCGACCGTGCGGCCCTTTATTTAAAAGTGTTTGCCGGCGAAGTGCTTGCCACGTTTGAAGAATCAAACGTGATGAAAGCGCTTCACACGATTCGCACTATCTCAAGTGGGAAGTCGGCGCAGTTCATCGTTACAGGTGCGGCACATAGTCGCTACCACACACCAGGCGAGAGTCTGCTTGAGCCTGCCAACTTGGGCAACGAGTTGGGCAACGAAAAGGTAGGTTCTCCTGCCACGAAGTACCTGTCCACGGTCCCTCACAACGAACGAGTGATTTCCATTGACAAGCTGCTTACCAGCAGTGCGTTCATGGACGACCTCGACGCTGCTATGTCCCAGTGGGACATCCGCTCGACGTATGCCAAGGAAATTGGCAAGGAGTTGGCGAAGCAGTTCGACATCAACACGATCAATACCGTGATCGGTTGTTCCAGAGCGGCTGCCACGATCACGGGCGGTAAGACAGGGGGCGCTGTTACGGCGGCCACGATGGCCACCGATGCGGATGTGCTTCTCGATGAGATTGCATCGGCAGCGCAGAAGCTCGATGAGAATG